GGGTCGTGTTGTAGATCATCGCCCCACGTGCAGTCACCGTTACATTGGTAAAAATAAAATCCTGAAAATCAATGAACGATGTGCTGCCCGATAAGAATGTACCTAAGCTAGTAAGCGTAGCCCCGCCCGGTGGGTAGTTAAGCCCCGCCGCTTCGCCTGAAGTAGTGTACGCAGTGGTGGTAGGGCCGATGTTTGCAGCCGAGGTATACAACGCAAATTTAAACGTATCACCCCCGGTAACACGGAAATCATGTACTCCAAGAAAGAGTTCTTGCTTGAAGCTGTTACATACGCCTTGAGTGATAGCCATTTAAATACCCCTGATAACAGAAGCAGCCTCGTGGTGCCCCATTTCTTTCAGCCTATTACTTACAGTAGTCCGGTCACTCTGCACTGCTGCCGCCAAATAAAACCTAATTACGCTACGCATGTGGTTTCGAAATGCCTCAGCTTGTGCCTTAATTTCCGGAGCTGCTGTATCCGAAATAGATATAATTTTGTTTACCGCAAACTCTGCCATCTCTTCAGTATTAAACCCGCGATTGCTAACTACATGCACCGTAGGGTGGCTTACTGAAATCTCGGCAGGATGACCTATCATTTGATCCTCAATATGGCTGTGTTAGCGGCTACAACCGGGAACTGAACATTGAACGTAGAATTGTTCGATGTTTTGTCCGATCCAAAATCCAGCACTGCTACTGCTTTGTTACCCTTGCTGCTGTTATAAATCAAAGCACCGCGAGCCGTAAAGCTTGACGCAGGCCACGAAGTATTCGCAAACGACCAGTACGCCACCCCCGTAGTTGTATCCACAATAGGCGCTTGCGAAATAGTTAGCGTATTTCCACCCGGCGTATACCCCGTACCTGAAACTTCATCCGCAAGCACATATACTGTAGTGTTTGCGTTAAGGTTAGCCAAGCCGGTGTACAGCGCAAGTTTAAAAACATCAGGCGACGTGGGGCCAAAGTTGTGTACACCCTGCGCCAACTCCTGTTTAAAACTTGTGCACGCTGTCTGCGAAATTGCCATTTAATTCCTCTATCGCACAGGCAACCGAAGTTGCCCGTCTCTGTACGCATCCATACGCTGCTTGGCATCCCCGAGGTTTTTCAGCAGTTCCATAGCGGCGTTATATCGTTCAAGGTATAACTTCACCAAATCTTCTTCACCCTTCATAAAGGTGATTGCTTCGACCAACGCCGCGTTCAGCAACGCAGAATCAAACTCATCACCTAGCCATGTATTACCTGCGGTAACAATAGACTCCGGATAGTAGAAGTAATGTAGCTCGACCTCATACCCGGCATCGGGGGTGGGGCCAATAATGAAAGTGTTCTGGTCGAAGAATGCGTAGTACAGCGGGAGGCCAGTATCTGCGGGAGAAGGGTACGCTTCACGAATGTAGTTCACATCTTTGTTTAGCAAGTACTTGTACCCGTGTACGGGATCGATAACAGCAAAAGAGAAGACAGACAAATAGTCCTGCGGTGCAGAGATATAGTTATTACCTATCGTGCAATTGCTAGTGGCGTTTTTGCGAAGCGCAGAAATCTGCACCGAGTTGTATATCTTTTGCTCGGCTTGCTCCGTAAAAGTGGCTAGCTGCGGATCAGTAAATGTATTCTCGCAGTAGTCCTGAATCGTTGCCTTCAGTTCGCTGTAGTTCATTATTACCCCATCGGGCCACGAGCCATTGTTCCCTTAGTTGCTGCGCCGGTACCACGAATCTTGATCCCGGAAGTCTTTGCCTCTGGATAGTTACCTTTGCTCATGCTACCCACCGAGATGTTCATCTCGTTCATGCAAGCAGCACCAGTCTTTTCTGGCACCTGTGGTTTTACTTTTTTACCGTCCATGGTATGTGGCTCCGCGTAAACCGCAGCTTGGCCTACTTCTCTGCCGCCCTGCTTTTGTGAATATTTAGCCATTATCGGCCCCGTCCGCCGCCGCGCTGGTTCATAGCACGCGCCATGTTACGACCCATCTTTTTCATAGCTTCACCGGTCACGCCACCTTTTGCCATCTTGTGCATACGCTTTTCGTGCGCTTTGACCTCAGCTTTAGCTACTTTCTTCATGCTATCCATAATTACTCCTACGTAATAGTTACAGTTACCGTACCAACATACACTGTGGGTATCAGCGCGTTCGGGGTGACGCCACCGTCATCCCCCATCCCCACTGGTGCCCACCCCCACTGAATGAGCCTACTTCCTTCACTAGGCACGCCATCCGAATCGACGTTGATACTAGGCACCGACGTAAGCTGAAGCCCTGTATAGCCTGCTTGGGTATAACTTTTATCCGGGCGTGGATTGCGTACTGCCTGCGGATCGTCTACCGGATACATACCTAACTGCAACTGCGGATGGTCTGGTTCCCAGCAAGTCGGGCACACCATTATGTTAACGTTCTTGGTCTTAATAACCAAGCTGCGTAACTGCTTCAGTTTGTAACGAAACCCGCAACGATCACATTCCGAGATCGCATTTTTGCCGGATGAAAACCTATTGCCCATAGTTAGATAAACTGCTGACGCGGTACAAACCGATCAGCTGCTTTCTCCCGGTCTTCACCAGCAGCCAACTCCCATGCCTCATCGTACTGCGCTTTCAACAGTGTAATACGGTCAAGCGATACATCAGGCAGTTTCATGCCTAGCATATACGACAACCCCGCTATCAGGCAGTTTTGGAAGCGGAACGGAATATCCGGCACATTCACACCGTTACCTGCATCATAGATACGCTTCAACCGCCAGTAATAAAACACGTAGTAGGGGTTGCCTACTTGACCTTGATCGGGGGCAGGCCAGACATTAATCTGCGGATACGCAGGAGTTGCGCCCAGCAAGTTAGTTGTCTGGCCTGACTGCCTATTAATCCACACCTGAATGGGTCGCCCCTGTGTCAGCTTGTTAGGGATAGTTGCGTAGGTAGAAACGCTAATTCGCGTTATGCTCAGGTCAGTCTGGTTAGAAACCTGTCCGGAATTAGTGCGAATAACATGTTCCAAAAGATCAACGGTATCATTAGGTAGATCATAGGTAGTCTGTCCTTGCACCAAGTTAATCGAACCCTGCTCAATCGTCCACAGGTTGATACCACGGTTTGCCCACTCGGCAATAAGTAAGTTCAGGCTGCGCCGCGCAGTACGAAAGTCGTAACCAGTACGCATCTCTCTGCCGCAACGCTCAAACGCCTCTTCGAATATATCGTTGAGGGTCGGGTTGAAATCCGTCGTTGAGGTTGTGACTGCCATTATCTATACCCCGCCGTTTTCTTAGCTATGCCCTTGGGCTGTGCAACGAACTGCTTACCTTTTGCCTTCCCTTCCCGCTTTGCCTTCGTAGTGGCTGCGTACTCGGCTGGGCTTAGCGCCTTGATCGCCTTTTCCGGGAGATAACGCTCGCCGGTCTTTGACGATGGCTTTCCGCTTTTGGTTCGCCATTTCTGATCCCCCCAAGCCTTCAAGCTTTGCTGTGGCGCTTTCAATCTCTGTAGCCCCCACCTGCTGCCTTGTACTTCTTAGCTACAAGCTGTGCTTTGCGGGCTGACCACTGACCTGCGTTTGTGCCATGGGTGGATGCGGCTTTTACCTGAGACACGATCCGCTTACGCAGTTCTGGCTTGGTGTAATTACCGGCAGCATTTACCTTCCCGCCCTCTTTGTACTGCGTGAAGTCGGTGTCGTCCCGACGGGCTTTCTTCTTCCCGCCGGGCATCTTTGAAGGGTTTATGGCACCCATGCCACGCGAGGCTCGCATATCAGCACTTGCCGCCGTAGGCCATCTTCACTTGCTTAGCCTTGGTTTTACCCTTAGAGGCAATACCGTCAGCCGACTTGTGACCAGCAGCCAGACCGCCGGAGGCCATCTTCTTGACCTTCATACCTGCCTCCGCCATTTCGTGTTTCATCATCGACTTAGGTGCGCCCTTCTTCTTCATGAAGGCAAGTTCTTTGCCAACCATTTTCTTAGACTCTTTCACATCGCCTCCCTTTTTCATTGTTGCTGGTGCTGGTGCTGCTGGTGCCGGTGCTGCTGGCTTAGCCGCTGGTTTAGCTGCTGGCTTAGCCGCCATCCTACCGCGCATACCCATGCCGCCCATACCACCCATGCGGCTACCCATTCCGCCGCCAAACATTTTTTTGGTCTCTTTCACACTGCCTCCCTTTTTAAATGCGGTTTGTGATCCTGCACCTGCTGCTCCACTCTTCTGCGCCTGAAAATCAGCGTACGCTTTATTCATTCCGGAAGTAGGAGTTACAGAAGGCGCACCTTGCTGTGCTTTCTGCATAGCGGCAAATTGTGCTGGGTCTAGCGATTTCAGACCAGCCGCCCCCGGAGTAGAAGGATTTGCTCCACGCATCGCGTCCAGCTGACTTTGCTGCTGACGGTGTGCTGCTGTAAGTTGCCTTTGGGGTTGTGAACCCATGCCGCCCATACGTGCACCTACCTTAGCCTGCATAGCAGCTTGACGGGCGGCAGGAGCGGCAGGAGCGGCAGGAGCGGCAGATGCTTGAGGCTTCTTACCCAAAGCCTGTGCTAATGACGAAAATATCTTATCCATAATTAAGCCCTCGTCTTTCCACGGATAGCGCAGCCATCTGCGCGTTTCGAGGCGGATGATACTTTGCCTCCCTTTTTCAGCCCCATACGGGGGAACTGACTACCAAGCGCATCACCACCACCTACGTTGATAGGGCCGGGTGCGGGCATAGTATTAGTATCAGCTACGGTAGGGCCAGTGGGCATTTGATACGCTCCCGCATTAGGTGTGTAATCACCACCACCATCAGTAGCTGCACCACCCATTGCAAACTTTTTAGTGCGCTTATCCGCAGAGGCGTAGTCCTTACCTACTGTCTGTGGCACCCCTACTTTCTTTGCAAACTTAGGGTTGTTAGCGATAGCCTTCATAAAGTTCGCTTGTTTTTTGGTCGAGCTTGGCATCAGAGCACCTTCCCTCTTGTTTTACCGCGTTGTGCAATACCATCAGCTCGCTTAGACGCGGACGATTTAACTGTTCCACCGGCTGCATACTTCTTAACTTTGCCGCCTTTTTTGTAGCGAGACTGTTCATCTCGAATACGCTGTTCACGTGAACGGAGATCGCCTTTTTCAAACAATCCTTTGCTCCAGCCGCCTTTCATGGCCTTCTTTGAGTCGTCGAGGCGCTCTTCTGTTAAGAACGTATTAGATGGGCCAAAACCGGAAGAACTTTTAACCTTTGGAGCTTTTTCAGGTTTAGCATCTACCTTTTTATCCGCTACTGGAGTTGCACTGTCTTTTTTACCCGCGCGTTTCTCTTCTGCTTTCTTAACAAGCGGGTTATCAGGAGTGAATGTGATGCCTTGGTCTTTATAAAGCTTATCAATCTCTGAGGGAGACGGAGCTTTATTATTGTGCTTAGTTTTCGGATACGCCTCCGCTTGTTTCTTAGGATATGGCTTAGAAGGGCGATTTTCGTTATCTACGTACGTAGATTTTTTGGTTGTTGTATCCGTAGAAACAGCAGTAGAAGATTTACGCTTAGGCGTTACAACAGGCGCAGGCTTATTTGTTGCGTCAATCTCATTGTCCACTCGACGTACATCTGCTTGTGTAGCAACAGGCTCAGCTTTTTCCTCTGCCTTCT